TTAAGAACGGCTCTTACATTGAGTTATTTGGTCTTGAAGACCCTGACAAAGCAAAAGGACCAGCAAGGGATATATTATTCGTAAACGAGGCAAACTTGATTAGTAAGGCTTTGTTTGACCAGCTTTTAATTCGTACAACTGGACAAGCATTCTTAGACTGGAATCCAGCCGACTTTATTTCTTGGGTATATGAGGTAGCTGATAACCCAAAGAACAAGCGCATCCATTCTACATACTTAAACAACATAACTAACTTAAGCGAAAGCCAAATAAAAAACATTGAGCAATACAAAGACTTGCCAGATGACTTTATGTGGAAAGTGTACGGCTTAGGAGAAAGAGGAGCAGCAAAAGAAATTGTCTATACTCAATGGAAACAATACGATGAAGCACCAGAAGGCGATGTGTTCTATGGATTGGACTTTGGTTATGTTCACCCAGCTGCATTAGTTAAGGTTACGCATCACGAAGGACAAAACTACTTTGAGGAAATAGTTTATCAAAGCGGATTAACTCTTAGCGACCTATCAAGATTGATTAAAGAGAAGTTGCCAGAACGTGCCACAATCTATGCCGATGCGGCAGAGCCTAAATCTATTGAGGAACTTTACCGACAAGGCTTTAACATTAAACCAGCACAAAAAGATGTATGGGCTGGGATAGTAAAGATGAAATCTTATCCAATAAACTTGCACTACAATAGCAAAAACCTAAGAAGGGAGTTTATGTCTTACAAATGGAAAAAGGATAAAAACGATAACGTAATTGAAGAACCTGTAAAGGCAAATGATGACTTGATGGATGCTTGTAGGTATGCCGTGTTTACACATTTAACCAAGCCTAAATTTGAGGTGTCGGTATTTTAGGATAAATTGTCTAACTTTGTTAAAATTCATATATAATGGGATTACTTGACTTTTTTACTAAAAGACAAAAACTATCAACTGTTTTACCACAGATACCTTTTAACGGACAAGTAGCAATACAACAAGGGATAATCACTTGGCAGGGTGGAGATAATATTAGTTTTGTTCGTGATGGTTATATGGCAAACGATATTGTTTATTCTATCGTAAAGTTAATTACAGATAAAGCAAAACTTGCTCCATTCCACGTTTACAAAGTTGTTGATGAAGTATCTGCTAAAAAATACAAGGCTTTAATGAGCCAACCAGATAAGATTGATAATTGGAAAGATGTACAAAAACTGCATAAAAAAGCGTTTGAACTTTATACAGGCGATGCACGATTAAACGAGTTATTAAAATATCCAAATGAAGATGATACTTTTGGCGATTTTGTAGAGGCTTGGTGTGCGTTTAAATTAATCACAGGTAACTCTTTCATTTACGCAAAGATGATTGAAGGTGGTAATAACAACGGCAAACCTTATGAGATGTACGTGCTACCTTCTCAATATATGTACGTGTTAGCAAACATTCAAAATTTTCCTCCAACTATTAGCGGTTACCAATTGAATTATGGTCCACTTTGGAACTTTACTAAACAAGAGATATTACAAGATAAATACTTTAATCCACAATGGAATACAACTGGAAATCAACTGTATGGTCAATCTCCTTTAATGGCTGCTGCGAAAAACTTGACTCGTTCAAACGAAGCGAAGACTGCAGCTGTTGCTTCTTTCCAGAATGGTGGTCCAGCTGGAGTTCTTTTTATGAATGATGAACGCTTTGACCCTATTAGTGGAACACAACAAGCACAAGCACTTAAAAGAGCAGTAAGCGAAAAAGGTGGCTCTGCTAACTTTAATTCAATTGCGGTTAGTGGTTACAAAGTAGATTGGAAACAAATCGGATTAAGTCCTGTTGAATTAGATATCATTGAAAGTGAGAAGTGGGATATGAAAGCACTTTGTAATATTTACGGAGTACCTGCACAACTTTTAAACGATAGCGATAACAAAACTTATAACAACCAAAGAGAAGGCGAAAAAGCATTGACATTGCGTTGTGCTATTCCTTTGCTTACAGGTATTAGAGATAACTTAAATCGTAAACTACATTCTGATTGGGGTTATCGTGGAACTGATATTTATGTTGACTTTGATGCAAGTGTTTACGGAGAATTAGAAGCAAACAAATCGGAGCAAGTAGAATGGTTAGATAAAGCGTGGTGGATTGCACCAAAGCAAAAGATGGATATAATGGGATTAGAGATTCCTGATTACATTGACCAAACAGAAATGGAAAAATTATATATTCCATCAAGTTTACAAAGTCCAGATGAGTTCCAACCATTAACACTACCTGAATAATGATTTGGCAAGATTATAGGAAACTATACTTAAACGCAATAAAAACCTACTCACCTAAGTTCAAGAAAGAACTACAAAGGCAAGTGGATACTTATTGCGATACCCAAGATTTAAACGCTATTAGCGATAAGAAGATAAAAAAGACCATCCAAAACGTTCATATTGCAATGGGCGTTAAGATGGCACAAATTGCCGAGAAGAATGTTTCTAAATCAGTTAAAGGTTATTACGGACCAGAGGAGTTTAAAAGTAAGCAAACTGACTTGTTTACTTATGTGATGCTAACATACCTTGAATTAAAAGGCTTAGACAATATAGCTGCCGAAATAACGCAAACAACAAAGAATCAAATTCAACAATACTTAATGAAGTCAGTTGAAGAAGGTTTAACGATGCAAGAAACAATTAAGCTATTAAGAACGGCTGGGATAACGGATTACAGAGCAGAGATGATAGCAAGAACTGAAACAGGTAGAGCAGCGAACATTGGCTCAATGGTTGGCACGGCATCCACAGGACTTGTAACTATGAAAGAGTGGATAGCAGCGAGGGATAACCGAACAAGACGAGTGCCACGAGATATGTTTGACCATTATCACATGGATGGTATAAAAGTAGCATACGATGAAAAATTTAATGTTAAAACTAAGAATGGCGGTTTTGAGCAAATGTTACATCCTTGCGACCCAAGCGGAAGTGCTGGTGATGTTATCAACTGCCGTTGTACGTTAGGTTACGAAGCCGTGCGAGGCGAAGATGGAAAGCCAAAAAGATTGCAAGATAACCCACCGAGAGGCGATATGGGGTTAGTTTGGAATTTAATAAATAACGTGGCTTTGATGCAAATTTCTAATTTAATAAGAGATTTGTTAGCAGATTAAAAAAAAATAATAACTTTGTTATATGAGTAAGATTGAAAACAAAAGCTACAATGATATGATTTTGGATATAGAGCCAGAATCAAGAACAGTAAAAGCGTGTTGGTCAAGAATTGGAAATGTTGATTTGGACAATGATATTATCGTTGCTGAAGCGTTTACCAAGACTATCAAAGAACGTGGACCAAAAGGCAAGAATATGATTTGGTCTTTAGTTGACCACAAAGCTGATATGGCACATACTTTGGGTAAGCCTAAAGAATTGTACATTGAAGGCGATATGCTTGTTGCGGTTACCGACTTAATAGAAACTGAATGTGGCGAAGATGCAATCAAGTTATATGAGGCAGGTTTAATCAATCAACACTCAATTGGTTTTAGTACGTTAAAGTCGGATGTAAACCAAAAGACTGGTGTGCGTACAATTACTGAATTAAAACTATATGAAGGTTCTGCGGTTCTTTGGGGTGCTAATCCAGAAACACCAACATTGGGATTCAAGGGTGAGTTCAAAGAAACTAAAGAAAATTTATCAATAAGATTAGAAAACTTAATTAAGGCATTTAGAGGTGGTACATTCACAGATGACACCTTTGCTTTGATGGAGATTCAAATAAAACAAATACAAGCTGAGTTATTGGCTTTGGAAATTACTGAAACAATCACTCAACCCGCAGAAGCAGTTGAGCCGACACCAGAAGTTGAAGAAAAAAATGATGAGGAAGTATTGAAGGCAATTAAACAATTTAACAATCTATTTAAAAAGTAAAAATGGAAAATTTAATCAACGAAATGGCTGAGAACCTTAAAGGTTTTCAAGCTAATGCAGAAGCTCAAATTAAAGAGGTATCTGCACAAGTAACTGTTGTAAAAGACGAGTTACAAAAACAAATTGACTCTCAATTAGCTACACAAAAGAAAGCAGCTAAGAAAGAAGTTAAGTTTATGGATGAAGTTATTATGGAGAAATTAGATGGTAACTTTGACGCAATGGAAAAGTCTTTAAAGAATAGCGGAAAATTCCGTTTAGACTTATCTGATGTTAAGACAATGACTTTAAGTGGTAACTTAACTGGTGATTCTCAAGCATCTTATGCTCCGAACCCAGCTATCCAACCAGCTCAAAGCATCAACTTTAGAGATTTGATTCCTACAGTAAGAAGCGAAACTGGATTGTATGTTTACTATCGTGAGAATAGCGGTTTGACTAACAACATCGCTGCTCAAACTGAAGGTTCTGATAAAGGTGAGAACAACTACTCTTTGACTGAAGTTAAAGTAGTAAACGATTACTTAGCTGGTTTCTCTACATTCTCTAAGCAAATGTTGAAGTCTTTACCATTTATGACACAGACTTTACCAAGAATGTTACAAAGAGATTTCTTCAAGGCTGAGAACTCTGCGTTCTTTACTGCTGTATCTGGTGCTGCAACAGGTTCAACTACAACTGCTGAAACTAACGATTTATTACAATTAGTGGATTACATCGCTAACCAAAAGACTGCGAACTTTGTTCCTTCTTATGCTTTAGTATCTCAAACACAAATGGGTCGCTTATTGAAAGCAACTATCGCTGCTGGTTACTATGCTGGTGCTGGTTCAGTTGTTGTTAACCCTAATGGTGGTATCACAATCTGGGGAGTTCCTGTAATTAGTGCTTCTTGGGTAACTGATGATAAAGTTTTAATCTTTGATTCTGCATACTTAGAGAGAGTTGAAGTTGAAGGTTTAGCTATTGAGTTCTCTTACGAGAATGGCGAAAACTTCCAAAAGAACTTGGTAACTGCTCGTATTGAGTGTTACGAAGACATCAACTTAATGTTGACTACATCTGCAATCTATGCTGATATGGGTAACGTTTCTTAATTCTAATGGTTAAGTAAATAAATGACCCCTGCCAATTCGGTGGGGGTTTTTTATTGAAATAAATTAAGTAATTTTGTAAAAAGAAGTATATGGCTTATTCCAATTATATTAATGACTTTAGTGCAATGCCTTTGGGTTCTACTTGTGAGCCTGTAACCTTAGCAGAAGCTAAAAGTTATGCAAGAATAACAACTAACGCAGAAGATGCACTAATTGAAATTATGATTAGTTCTGCAAGAGAAGCGGTTGAAGTAGCTACAGGATTGAGTTTAATCCAAAAAGAAATAGTTGTATTTTTTAACAATGTAAGCGGCAATTTTCCAATACCATTTGGTCCAGTAAATATCAACACATTTCAATTGTATGATATGGGTCAAGATGGGTTAGAAATAGAAAGCCCAGATTATGATTTAATTGGTGGAATACATCCTACATTGGGTTTCCCAAGATATGCTAATCTAAAAGCTACATATTTCGCTGGTTCTACAACAATTCCTAAAGACCTTAAATTAGCCATATTAGACCAAATTTCTTATGACTATGAAAATAGAGGGTTAGATGGTGATTCAGGTATTTGTGAAAAGACTTGGAAAGCGTGTCAAAGATGGACAAGAATAAGCCCAATTTTATAATATGAAGTTAGGAAAAGCGAAAGCAAACTACGTTGATGCCAACACGATGACTCGTCAAGTTGGAATTTATGCTCCCACAAGGGTAAGTGATGGTCAAGGTGGGTTCACTACCACATTTGCCCTACAAAGCACAGTTTGGGGTGATTTAAGACCAGATAATCAAGTTCGTGAGATAGACCAATCGGAATTACAATTTGACCAAAGGAACAGGCTTTATATTCGTTTTGGGGTTACTATTAACGATTCATACGAAGTAGCGGTTGAAGGCGATAGATATACAATACATTCCATTAAGAACGTTGAGAACCAAAATAGGTTCTTGGAGTTAATAATTTACAAATAATGGCATTTAGCGTAAACTTAAATGGACTAAAAGACATTCAAGATGCTTTAAAGAATATTGATGTAAAACTAAAGCAAGATGTAGGCGATGAGATTAACGCTTCAGCTTTAAAGATATTAACCGATGCCAAAAGACTTGCTCCTGTCAATTTTGGACAATTAAGGAATCAAATAGCATTAGTACAAGAAAGCCAATTAACATTTGGTGTTGAATCAAAGGCATCTTATTCGCCTTATGTAGAATTTGGTACTGGTCCACAAGTAAATGTTCCAGCTGACTTTACATCCTATGCAGCACAATTTAAAGGTCAAAAAGGTGGCAAATTTAAGGACTTTGTTGACGCTTTGACTTTATGGGTTAAGCGAAAAGGCATTGGGGATGGCAAAAATGATAGAGGATTAGCTTATGTTATTGCAAGGAGTATATTACAAAAAGGGATGCGACCTCAACCTTTTTTAATACCTTCGTATGAAACGGAAAAGCCAAAATTAATACAAAGATTAAAAAAATTGTTAGATGTTAAATCCTAATATAGAAATAAAAAAGTGGTTTTATACTAACTTGACAAGTGCGAGTGGATTGGTTGTTTACGATGGTTTTGCACCAGAAGGAGCAGGTGATGAGTATATTGTAATGACTGGAAGGACATCAACACAAGACCAAGGCAAAAATGGATATACAAATAGTATTTCAATCGTAGTTGATATTATTACAAAAAATGCTAACTTTGGTTATAAACGTGCTGA